GTGTTCTCATCAACAGTCTGTGTGACCTCGTTTTCATCAACTGCACTGAATCCGAAATCTTCTTGCGACCGTAACACCAAATATTCTGAAGGTATTTTATTCATTTGAAAAATCCTAGCAGTGAAGAGGTTGGTTCAATCGACCAACCAAATGTCGATACAATGCCTTTCAATGGTTCCAAATAAGTCTTTTCGAATTGTGTTTCGTAGTCAATATATTTTTCCATATCAAACTCTTTTGGCAACACGGTAAGAACAGACAACACATTCTCATGAACTGGGTTTGGAACTTTCATGTAACAAAACTTAATTTTGTCACCATCATTGATTTGTTGATACTTCTTAGTTAGCTTGTGCTTCTCAAGCAATGCATTGTAAATGATAGAGCCACGAACATGAATTGGTGTGCCCTTTGCGTAAAAAGTATTCTTGCCTTTCTCAGTGTATTTAGTAATGTCACTGACACCTCGAGGAAACGCAACGTCTTCGAATGGCAACGTTTTGAATTCTTTTTTGAAGTCAGCGACAAAGGTTTGAAATTCTTTTTCGTTGCCTTTCATAATAATTTTTAGCGCATCTTTAATCTTGTCTCGGCACATCATAGGCGTAGAAGACTTGACCGCTTCAATGCCCATCATCTTAAGCTTAGGCTCAGTGTATCGAACGCCTTCATTGTCCCAGACGTTTAGAATGTAATGCTTCTTTGCGGTCCAGATGCCAGTGTCGGCAATCGTTTCTCGCTTCATGAACATCTTCTGATCGTAGGCATTCATATAGTCTGCCAATTGCTGATACGATTTGTCAATGAACGGTTGCAACTTATCTTCACACACTTTGTCTAGAAAGATTACAATCTTTTCTTTTGGTGTGTCTTTGTTGTATAGCTTTTGCACCAACGGTCCGAGATTCAGATAGATTGAATCGGTATCAGATGCAATTACATAATCGACATCATCGGTACTCAGTATCTTGTTCAAATACTGATTCATTTTCTTTTCGATCCAACGAATAGAAAGTTGACCCGAGAGTGTGATTGCTTCTGCTTGTCGAATGTCAAAGAAACGAAAGTATTCGTTGCCTAGCGCACCATATGCTGAGTTCAGTTGAACTTTCTTAGCTAACTGAAGATTCTTATACTTTGAAATTTGATTTTCAATTTCAAACTTTTCTTTTTTCGTTGTGGCTGTTTCTTTTTTCTTTTGCCATTCGATCATTAGTTTTTTGTACTTTGATCGATCTTCATACATTCGCTCCATCATCTCAGGCAGAAAGCCTTGAACATCTTTGCGAAAGAAGTGTCCATTCGCTGCCATGCAATATTCGCCGTCAGGCTCATATTCATTGTTCAGCAAATTATCAACTGATACTGATTGATACTTGCCATCAACGATTGTGTCTGGTGACACATTGTATTGCATAATGAGGTGCGGATAAAGAGAATTCAAATCGAATGATACAACCCAATCATACATTCCGACCTTTGGTTCTTTGACATAAGCACCAGCATACTGAGCATTCTTAGATGAAACTTTTTTCTGCGGTACAACGATGCCTTTCTTTATCAGATGATTGTGTGTTAGTGTGTCCCACATTCTCACTTGTGTAAAGACATCGGTGAGATTCACTTTCGCATCATATGCAAGGGCTAACACCATGTCAAGAAACTTCATCTTGTCATCGATACGACCAACCAGTTCAACGTCTTTGATGTTATACTCAATAAACTTTTGAAAGTTCAATCGATATAACTGATGAAGATTTTCAAACTCGCTGTAATCAAGTTTCTTTTCGCCAAGTTCTACAAATGCAATGTGATTCAGACTAAAGCTTTCTTGCTGAGAGTAAGTAAACTTTTTGTATAGCTCAATGTAATCAAGAATAGCAATGCCGACAAGATCAAACGCAGTTTGTTGTCTGTTATGAATTGTTGTTGTTCGTTCACCAATCATCTTCCAAGGCGACAATCTCTTGGCAGTGTTCTCACCCATCAATCGATTGATTCGATTATACAGATACGGAATATCAAAGAACTGAATGTTCCAGCCAGTCACAATGTCTGGTGATTCAATCTCCCAAGTCTCAAGAAATTTCATGATGAGACTATTCTCATCGCGGCATTTGAAGTAGACTACATCGTCACGATGATTTGTGAAGTCTCCGCAGCCGAACACCATGAACTTGTTTTGAATCTTGAATGTGATTGCAGTGATTGGTTCACTCGCCACTGATGGCTCTGGAAAGCCATTCTCTGATCCGACCTCAATGTCTAGATTGGCAATTCGAATGTATGAGGTGTCGTATGGAACTTCATTCGGATACTGTTCATTGATATAGACATAAGCGAAGTTTGTCGATCCATATATCTCGAAATTCTCTACGCCCTCATACTTTCGAATAAAATCGCTGGCATCTCGCATCGTTCCGAGTTCAATGGGCGAAACTGATTTGCCAAAGAGAGTCTTGTATTCAGACTCTTTGCCTGGCTTTGATGGCACGAACAGAATTGGATTATATTCTTTTCTGATTTGAAAACGTTTACCGTTCTCATACCCACGCTCAAGAATATAATTTCCTGCTCGACTGAAGTGAGTGTAAAATTTCATTAGACAATGAGATTATTTTTTGCTACGACAATTCCTGCACCGAAGATTTCATTGTACTTGTTTTGAATGTTGATGTCAACACCAGCGATATAGATGATAAAGTCTCGACTGATTTTGACTGATTTGTCTTCCGAGAACATAAGCATTGGTTGCATGTTCAATCCTGGCTTGCCATTGGCTGCCATGGCAAGACCTAGAAGACAAGGATTTTCAATGTGAATATTGTTTTGATCTTGGTCTTTGATAACGCCAACAAAATCTTCACCTGTGATCAATTTGAACAATCTAACGTCGCTCATAATAACTCCATGAAATTAGAAGGGGGCTTGCGCCCCCTATTTTTATTCTGCTAGAAGTTGTTTCTCTTTAGCAGGTTTGCTTGCAGTAGTTTCCTTGACTGCAATTTTCTTTGGCTTTTTATGTTCTGGAATGAACATGTCAAGCCAGATGCGAAGCATGCCGTTAATCATCTCGGCATCTTTAACTTCCAAGTTGTCGTTCAGTAAGAACGTTCTTGTGAAGTTACGATTTGCAATGCCTTTGTAAATCCAATGATCAACTTCTGCGTCATCTTTTGATGTTCCCTTGACAACTAGTTTGCCGTCAACAAGTTCGATTTCAATTTCAGACTTGCTAAATCCAGCAACAGCAAGTTCGATAATGTATCGATCTTCAGCAACTTTTTTAATGTTATATGGGGGATAGTTTGGAATACCTTTGGTCAAATCGTCGTGCATTTTTGCTAGACGGTTGTATTGATCATCGAAACCGACATAGAGTTTATCGAAATCTTTGAACAAGTCGCGGCCAAATACATCTTTGAGATATGTCATTTTAGTCTCCTTTTAAGCAAGATTAAACTTTGACGTATTCGTCTTTGTGGCATCCGCAGTCTGGACAGAGCCAAAACTGAGGAAGGTCTTTCCACTTTTTACCTTCTTTTTCTTCATCGTACTCATGACCACAAACATCACACACATATACTTCATATGATTCCATGATTTCTCCTTTTCAGCGAGATAAAAATTGTCACCCCGAAGGCGTGACAGGCAGTTTTACCTAGGGTGCCCAGCCTAGTCCCATCCCGAATGAGATGGTCTAGTATGTATTTATACTAGACCAGGTGATGCTAGATCACGATTGCCATGCCATCCGACGGGAAATGAAGTATACGGTGCGGCCGCTCTTGTTTTGTTCGGTGCGAATGCGATAACCTTCTTGACGAAGTTCGCTCATGCGGGCACGGAGATTACCGATGCCGAAGAGTGCGCGGGCTTGAGGTGCGGTGAGGCCGCGATTCTTGCCGCGAAGGAAGGTGACGAGGGTTTGGTTCTGGGTCATGCTGGTTTTAACGAATGCCATAATTATACTCCGTTTCAAATCAAGTTAAGAATTAGTGCTGTCTTTGCACTGTTATAATTCTCTCATAATTTATATGAGAAGTCAAACAATTTTCGGTTAACGTTTCATTGTTGCCGAAAACATCCAAATGTGCTTCGATAGAGCATCGATCCGACCGGCGATAAAGTCGCTCAGGCCATAAGTTTTGCTCTGCTCAGAGAGTTCAAAGAGAGGAATTAGTTGTGCTTTGCAGGTATTGAGGTCTTGAAGAGTTCTAGAAATCATCGTCATTGCATCGGCTACCATTATTTCGTCGGCAATCTGAGACAACTCGGTGAATCTGGAAAAACTTCCTGGTGTGTATGCACCCAAGGCACGAATTTCTTCGGCAAAAACGTCAACACTATCTGAAATTTCTTGATAAAGTTCACCGAAAAGCTTGTGATACTGCACAAAGTCTGGACCTTCTACGTTCCAATGATAGTTTTGTGCTTTCAATTGTAGTGCGTATGCATTTGCTAGGGCAATTTTCATACCTTGAATAAGTTCTTCCATTATGTTTCCTTTAAAGTTTCGAGTATAACTTATTTATGATCGAATGTCTATAGTCCGTATCGACTTCTAGAAGAAATATAGTTTTGATAAATTTCGGATGCGGTCAATGCCCTATTATAAATTCGAACGTCTGATAATCGACCTGGAAACGCACTATCGCCTGAAGTATTTTGTGCACCAATCGCAATATCCATATTTCCAGAAGATGTTATTGATTTCCCCGCATCATTAGCAGAAGCGTTTAATACTCCGTTGAAATAAGTTTTCAGTCCAACATTATCATAAACTCCTGTGATATGATGCCATACATTAGTGGATAAAGTTTGACCACCATCTATTGCGTAAACCCCAGACACACCACCATCATATTGCCAAAATATTCTACTGCTAGGATTAATTAGTAAACATATTCCATTTTCTACATTCACTTTATTAGATATAATACCCGCCCAATAATTCGGCGCGGAAGTTCTATAAACCCAAGCTGAAAAAGTACAAGAATTTCCGATCAAAAAGTTCATTCCATTTGTGATGTATCCAAAATCATTTGTTCCGTCAAGAACTAATGCTCCACTATTGTTTGAATTATATGATAAACCATTTGTTAAAATTAAATGATTATTTCTTCCACTTAAATCCAACATTGAGGGAAAAGTTCCTCTTTCCATTTTCAAGTTTGTATAGTATCGATATCCTGTGTATGCACTACCACCATATCCAACGAACCAAGCAAAATCATTATTGTAATCACTCGGTGTGGTGATTAGATCATAACAATACTTCCAAGTAATGCCGTTCACAACAACCGTTTTTAAAACTGTTCCTATACCAATTCCAAGTGCAACGTGTGCGCCAGAACTACTATGTGCCCTACAGTGAAACATTCTGCTTCCGTCTGCGCAACTATAGTCACTAGATTCTGCATACCAACCACTTAAACAGTATGCTGTACTTGCAACTAATTGTGATGTAAGGTTGATTTGATATTCGGTATAAGCAACAGTGCCTGTCTGTCTTAGTACAAACGCACTGTCTCCAGGATTAGGAAACGCAATTACTTCATTCGTTGGATTACTACCACTCTCGTAAGGCATACCAGAGCCATCACCAAACGCACTATTGGTATAGAAGTTTGATGAAAAGACTGTTTGGTTTTTGATTGTTCCTGCATCCATGCAGAAAACTAAACCATTAGCGACTCCGTTTGGTCCTGATGAAGAACTCATAGTCCGTATCTTCCTTTCCAAGAAATCCAATTCGACGATACTTCAGTTTGAGTAAATGGAAAATTGTAGACTTTTATTGTTGAGCGTCTACCAAAAAATTTCCATCCGTATAGTGTTCCGAACAAGCATCCGCCACCATCATAAACACTAGTTCCTGAAGTATTATTTGTATTTCCTGTTCCTATTAAATTTCCATTTATATAAAACGAAAAAGTGTTTGCTGATCTATTCCAAACCATTGTTCTAAGTCGCCATGTGTTAAATGTATTATATGGGCTAGGGACAGTAAAGATAATTTCGTCTTCATACGATCCACCAGAACTGCTTGACATGCCCATTTTAAAAGAGCCTACACCTATACCATGTTGCCAATCAAATCCTGTCGCTCCACCACCATAGGCACTATCACTTACAACAGACCCGCCGTCGGCCTCTGGATAATTCGTTGAATATGTATATACAGATTCCTCTATTGTCCATCCTCCAGTAGTTGTACTGAAAGTATTATTAATAGTTGTAGAATTTGATGTTGAGATATAAAAAAAATCAGAAGTATTAGAAGAATTTTGAAGCCATGTATTCGACTTCTCTCCCAGATTAATTGTTCCATGATTGCCATTTCCGCTCAGATCATACCATGTGGTTCCACTTCCTGGATAGCTTTTAACATTAGCGGCATCATACGACAAAATCAGTCCCGACAACACCGTTTTTGCTCCATGAAACAAGCTCATATACCATACCTTCCGCGTAGGGCTTGAAAATTTTGCGCGATCTCTGCCGCGCTTAATGCTTTTTTGTATGCCTTGATTACCGATAGTTTTCCAGTATATATGCCGCAGCAAGGACTGCGCACAATTCCAGGTGCAGACGCATTCTGTGCTGTCTGTGATGCAGGTAAGCCTAGGTAATCCTGATATACTCCATCCAAGTACAATAAAACTCTTGGAGAGCCAGCCACAGAGCCTGTTCTATTGAACACTGCAACTACCTGATGCCATTTGTTGTTATCAAAAGAACTGGTATATGCAGCAGCGCCCTCTGTGTAATCAGGACCACATAGAGCATATATTCCATTCGTGCCAACACCAAATCTGAATCCATCACCACCGCCGGCGTTACTTATCAGTCCAACTTGACCAGAAGAAGAGTTAACATTTTTAACCCAAACTTCAAACGTGTAATCTCCTGTGCTATTGGTAATAGCACCACTAAGACTAAAACCTAGAGAAGAATCTGCCGAATAACTGCCTGATGCTGTCGCAAAGTTAAAACATCTAGTAACATCAGTTTCAAAAGGTACAGAGCCAAACATAGAAGCAGTAATACCACTCGAACTTAAATCGGTCCATGTGGTTCCGCTGCCAGGATAACTTTTTGTGTTACCTGCATCCAAACACAAGGATAAATTCTCGGTGACCGATCTAGGACTGTAAAAAATTGCCATATTACATCTCAGTAGGTCTCATCGGCAGCGTCCACTCTTCATTGCTGAGAATAGCTAAGATTTCTTCGTGCGTATATGGGCCCTCTGCGCCTGTGAGTTCTAGTGTAGAAGCAGGTCTTTCACCTTCCCACTTCACAAATGTCTTTGTGCCATCTACACTTTTTCTTACTGTGTCGGCAGATGATTCTAACACTTCATTGAAGTTTACTTTGTCTAACTCTGAGACTGAAAAGATTAAATAATTTCTATCGTTGTACATTATGTTCTCCTGATTAAATAACATTATATCTATTTCTATGCGCTTTATACTGTACGTTCACCTGTGAAGCAGTATGAGCAACATCATTATAAACTTGCATTGAACCCATGTCTCCGGAATAATATCCCCACCCCCAAAACACTCCAACACTGCCCATATTTCCGCCG